CGTTTCTCTTTCGAGGAATGCCAGTCACTGGTTTGCCGCGGCGTCGACATTGACGGCGAATACTTCGTTCACAAAACCCGCAACCGGGCCGGCGAGCCCCGCCTGCAATTGCTGGAATCTCACCGGATAAGCGGCGATTGGAACGCGGCGTCCACCGATGGCGTCACCCTCGACGCGTATGGCGCGCCCATCTCCTACTGCGTGCGGCAGGACGACAACACCGGCACGGAAATCCCCGCAGCTGCCATGCTGCATATCTTCGAGCCGGAATGGGCGAGCGGAGTCAGGTCACATCCGACCATCCAACATTCCATCAACCACGTCCTCGATGAAATCGAAATGCTGGCGCTGGAAAAACACGCGGTCAAAGACAACTCCGACGTGTCCCGCGTCATCACGACCGAGCGCGGCGAGATTGACGAAAACGGGGACTTCATAATAACCGGAGAGGCGGGTGGCGAGACCGCCGACGCCAGCGACCCTGCCGCGCTGCAAAAAATCGTTGGCGGCAAGATGGTGGCGCTCAAGCCAGGCGAGAAAATCGAAAGTTACACCAGCAACCGGCCATCTCCAACATTCACCGGATTCCTCGAGCACATCCGCCGCGACTCCGCTCTTGGCGTCCTGCCGTATGAGTTCGCCGCGGATTCCAGCAAGGTCGGCGGGGCGGGCGTGCGGCTCGTGGTAGCCAAGGCTGACAGGCGATTTTCATACCGACAGATGATTTTGGAACGCCGGCTCATACGCCCGGTGTGGGCCTACGTCATCGGCGACGCCATCGCCCGCGGAATCCTTCAGCCTGCTGCTGGATGGTGGAAAATCACCACCGTCCCGCCCCGCCGCATCACTGTCGACGCCGGCCGCGAAGCCCAACAGAACCGCGCCGACGTGGAAATGGGACTCAAGACCCTCACCGACCACTACACCGAGCTTGGTTCCACTTTCGCGCATGAACTCGAACGCCGCGCGCAGGATGCGAAGCTGATCGTAGAGACGGCCGCCAAGTACGGCGTCCCGGTGGATATGCTGTGGAAGCCGACCGGAAGCCCCATATCCCCGGCGCTCCCCGAAGAACCCCCGCCCGGGCGTTGACATCTCGCAGGGTACATGACCCCCGCGTTTCTCCAATCCCGCGAATGGCTGATTCTGCAGGAATCGCTACAGGCGATGGCTTGCGCCTCTGAGGCGTTCTTCTCTTTGGAAATTCCCTCCAAGCCAAAGGCGTCGCTCCTATCCGTTTCCAACGGAGTTGCCACCATCGACATCACCGGGCCGCTCATGCGCAACCCCGACGCGTTTGATCGTTACATGTTGGACGCCACCGACATGAACGACATCCAAGAGGCCATCGACCAAGCCGGCAGCCGGCCCGACGTGCATTCCGTCATGCTCAACATCGACAGTCCTGGCGGCACCGTGCAGGGAACACCGGAACTCGCTGCCGCCGTCGCCGATCTCGGCGAATCCAAGCCGGTATACGCGTTTTCGTCCGGCCTCATGTGCTCTGCCGCCTATTGGATCGCCAGCCAGGCCAAGGCCATCTATGCCACCCCATCCGCCAGGGTGGGAAGCATTGGCGTCGTGCTGGCTGTGGTCGACCAGAGCGAGCGGTTGGCGAAAGCGGGGGTCAAGGTCGAGGTCTTCACCAGCGGAAAATACAAGGCCATCGGCCACTCTGCAAAACCCATGACGGACGAGCACCGAGCGCACGTGCAAAGCCAGATTGACGACGTGGGAGCTGACTTCCGCCAGGCCGTCACAACGCGGCGAAACGTGCCGGCCGACGCCATGGAAGGTCAGGTTTTCAGTGGAAAAAACGCCGGCAAGGTCAAGCTCATCACCGCCACGGTCAAGAACGCCGCAGATGCCTATCAGCGACTGGCACAACTCCCTCGCGGTTGACACCGCACCAACCACCGTGAATCCGACCATCGAACAAGAACTCGCCACCGCCAAGGCCGACCTGGTTAAATTTCAGGCTGACCACAAGGCACAAACCGACCTCCTAACCGAAGAGTCCACCAAGCTCGCCGCCGCGCTGGCCGATGTCACCAAGCTCACCGAAGAGAAGACCAAGGTCGAAGGTGACCTGGCCGCCGCGAACGCGGAACTCGCCAGCGAGAAAACGAAAGTCACCGGGCTGGAAGCCAGCCAAAAGGACTTCGACACCAAGGTTCAGACCGAGCTCGCCCGGCTCGCTGCCGCCACCGGCACCCAGACCCCCGCCAACGTGACTGCCGCTGGTACCAACCCCGACGCCTTCGCCGGGAAATCCGGCATCGAGCTCATGCAAGCCGCATTCGACGCAGATCTCAAAAAGTGATTCGATAGATAATCTCAATCTTCATACCAAAAAAACAACACCATGGCCTATCTCAATCTACTCGACCTAACCAAGCTGCGCGGCCACGCCCGCGAAGTCGGTATCATCGAATCCATCGTCACCGCAGCGCCTGAGTTGGCCATCATCCCGGCCCGCACCATCTCCGGGACGTCCTTCAAGACGGTCGACCGCACAGCGCTGCCCGCCACCGGGTTCACCACCGCCAACGCCGGCATTGTTCCCGGCAAATCCTCGTTCGCGACCAAGCTCGTGGAATGCTTCATCTTCCGCGGTGCCATCAATGTCGACGAGGCCGTCGCAATGGCGCACGAAGACGGCCCCGCCGCCCTGCAAGCCATCGAGGCCGATGGCGTCGGGCGCTCTGCCGGCATCGAAATCGGCAAGCAAGTATGGTACGGGCTGGACGAAGACGCCAACGGCTTCCCCGGCATCCGCTCGCTATGCCCGACCGACATGAAGGTCGATGCCACCGGCACCACCGCCACCACCGGATCTTCCGTCTTTGGCGTGAAGTTCGGCCCACAATTCGTGCAGCTCGTCTTCGGTGGCGGCTCCACCATCCGCCTGCCCGAGTTCCGCAAACAATCCGTCACCGATGCCAACAGCGGCCAATACGACGCGTTTGTTTCCAACCTGACCGCATGGGTTGGCCTGCAATGCGTGCATCCCTATGCCATCGGACGCCTTTACAACTTGACCGCCGACAGCGGCAAGGGCCTTACCGACAGCCTGCTTGCCGACTTGCTCGCCAAGTACCCGGTCGGCTTCACTCCTGATGCGTGGTTCATGACACGCCGCAGCCGCACCCAGCTCCAAAAGTCGCGCACGGTCACTCTGACGGGCAATGGCAGCCGCGGTTCAGTCGGCTCGGAAACCGGCCTCATCGCCCCGCTTCCCACCGAGGCGTTCGGCATCCCGATCATCGTCACCGACAACTTGCTCAACACCGAAACCCTCGGCGCAGCCTGATCCACCACAGAATAACCGAACCCAATCCATTACAACATCATGGCAAACACACATTCACGGATGATTCGCGACGCCGGCCTCACCACCGCCGCCAAGGCGATGCACACCACGAAGGCGGATGGCGCATCCATTGACCTCGGGCAGGTACTCGGCGGGCTCATCGAGGGCTGCGTCTGCGAGCTCGTATCGAGCGCATCAGATGCCACCACCGGCAAAATCTGCACCTACAAGTTGGAGGACAGCGCCGACAACTCGACATTCGCCGCCGTCGACCCAGCGGTGACCACGACCATCACCGCGGCGGATTCCGCCCTGGCAGCAAAGACGGTTCTTTTCCGTCTGCCGCCCAACGTGAAACGTTACATCCGCATTGCGCAGACCGGAGACACGCTGGGCACAGTTACCGGTACATTCACCCTCGCCGTTCTCACCTGATTCTTGCTGGTTCGTCTGAATTGTTACTGTTAGGGGAAGGCCCGCCGCTCGTCACGGCGGGCCTTTTTTTTGACATGTTCGCCCAGGCATGAGCCTGGAATCAGAAATCGCCGCAGACTTCGAATCGCTCGCTGCCGAACACGGAGTGTCAGTGACGTGGATGGGCATCACCTTTTCCGCGATGGTCAGCCGCGCGAGGCTCGACCAACAAATCGACATCGGCGGATTTGTCAGCTCGTACGACATGACTTTGCGGGCGCTCAAAGCGTCATTCAGCGCCGCCCTGCCGGAAATTGGCGACATCATGACAGTGGACGGCACCGCGTACCGGTCGACTAAAATTTCCAACCATCCCCGCTCCCCGCTCCTGCTCATAAACCTGTCCACGCCCGATGAGTGACGTCAGGATAACCGCCACCATGCACGGCGCGAGTAATGTCGCCCGCCTGCTGAGCCGTCACCCCGAGAAGATCGGCCGCACGCTGGAATCGCTGGTCAAACAGGAGGCGCGCGGGATGGCCGTCGAGCTCGCCCGCCACACCCGCCCGTTCGGGTTCGGGGAATCCGCCAAGGCGCGCGGCGAAAAGGCCGTCAGGGCCGACATCCACCGCGTCTACAAGCCGCCGGCCGAAGCGTATGAGCAAATGAAGAAAGTGGATCCTGCCCTTGCTGATAGGTTTTGGGCAGCTGTCACAAACCGCCGGTTCGTCAAGGCCAACAAGGTGATGCAGGATTCGTCATCGCCGATGCACGGCGTCTCCATGGGTAGGCTCGACCCATCGCTGCACAAGTCAGCCAGAACCGGCCCGCACGCCAATGTTCCGCGCCGCACCAAGCCGTCACAAATCGTCACCAGCCAGACCGCTATCGACTCTTACGCGAAAAAGAAATTGCGAATGGTCGGCTTTGCCAAGGCGTCGTGGATCAACTGCGCCAAGGCCATCGGCGGGCGCGTCCGAGGTGCCGCGCAATGGGCCACTCGGCACAAAAAAGCCCCCGGCACCGCCACCGTCAAGACTGGTGCCAACCCATCGGTGACGCTGATAAACAGCCTCTGGTACATCGACCAGGTATGCCCGGTATCTTCCGTGGAGATGGCGCTGAAGAGCGCGTCAGAACGCTTGCGCAAGGCGCTGGCACATTCCATGGCCGCTATTGCGAACCGCACCAACGCCGCCCTGCGCCGCCGCGCCGGTTGACGCGCGCAACAGGCCATGCCACTGATCGAAGACGCGCTGACAGAAAACCTCAGGGGATGGATGGAAACCAACCGCCCCACCGGGATACCGACCACCATCCCCATAATCATATCTAACCGGGATGCAGTCAGAACCCGCCCGTGCATCGTGCTGGAAGCGCCGGAATCCAAGCGCGTCACCGCAATGCGGCAGACCGCCCGCGTCAAGCTCGACGTCCATCTTTTCTCCCAGGCGCACGACACCACCGCCGCCGATCACGGCGTGATTGCCAAGGACATCGAGGACATGTTGGACGCCAAGACGGCGATCCAGACCGATCTCAACTCGACCACGTTCAAGTTGCACGACTTGATCCTGCGCGAAACCTCGACTGTCCCAGACGAAGATCACGGCCGCGAAACCGTGCTGAGCTACGAGGCGGTCGTGTCCGCCGCATAGTTGACACCGACGTAAAAGCATGGCTGCAACCGAACTTGGGACTGTGGGGATTTGGGGCATAGGCGCCGACGAAACCGGCATCCTCATCACCGATCATTCATTTGATTTTTCCGACTCTGAAAAGCTGGTCCTCGACAGGAGCGGCGAAATCATCGGCATGGGACTCTATCAACCCAAGATCGAGTGCAAAATTTCCGGTCTGGTGCCGTCGGCATCGGCATTCAGCGGCAAGATCGCCGCCGCGCTCACCCTCGCCAACGCTATCCCCGATCACGCGCAGGCATCGTCCGGCGGATCGACCATTCTCCGCACATTGAGCCGCTCGGCGAACAATGAGGATTGGGAGAAGATCGAACTCGGGGCTGTCCATTACGCATCGCTCACCATCGGAACGTAACGCCGGCACCCAACCCCCAACCCAGATATTAGATGTCCTCTGTTTTTCATATCTCCGGCACCGCCACCGCGAACACCGCGCTCGCCGCCGCCCTCACCGCGGTTGGCATTCAGCTGGCGGAAAAGCCGTTTATCAAGACCGTGGGAGACGGCATTTTCAACGAACGCACCATTTGGTTTTTCGAGCCCGCCAGCCCGTGCGGCAAGTACAAGACCAAGGAACTCATTGCCGCATGGAGCGATGACGCCTGGCACGCCGCCAACCCCGAACACCCGTTCGCCTACATCAAGTGCGCGCTCAGCAACCGGGAACGCCTGGTCGATAAAGTCAAGCAGGGCGTGCCGCTTGCCTGTGTCAGACGCAAGGGCAAAATCGCTTTCATCCCTCTCAATGCCGACCTGCGCACTGAAGAATTATTCATGCGCCAGCTCTGACAGAATCACCCCCCCCAGATCCCATGAACGATACCGATAGATCCTCGCTCCTGTCAGGAGCATTCCACGACGTCGAGACCATCGTCGGAGGCCACGTCATGCGGCCCCTTTCCCTGGCCACTTATGACGTCATGCTGCGCACCGGCAACCCGCTTGCGGATGGCGACATGCCAGCCG